GTTTCCCAGTCACGATCGCCGATGGAGGGTGGCAAAATGAAACGCAAATATAGTGGAGAAGCGTAATGAGATTGACGATTGCACGGAAAGATGAGATTATCAGGAAAGTCATTGACTTTCGGCTCAAGGAGCAACGGGAGCAACTTGAAGAAATGAAGGCTGAGTTGAAGGAATTTCGCGTTGGTCTCGGTGAATTACGATATCAGCATGCTTTTGATCCGGAAGACTTTAAGATCATTCAATCCTTACCGGATGGCTGGTTGGTAACTACTCAAGATGTTTGGGTGAAATACCCAGATGGTTCTCAGCAGCGTTGGGATTTTAATGAATACCGACCAGTGCCATATAAATGGCAATACGGTAGAGATGCAGTTCGTAAGATTCCTGCCAATTGCCCCGTTCTTAAGGAAGAGAAGAGAGAACGGGAATTGGAGAAGGTGGTGAATGTGTTTTCAAATGCTATTAATGACACCATCTTCGAAATAAGAACAGAATTGAGGAAAATTTTAAATTCTGTCACCACTGTCAAAAAACTCCTTACAGTTTGGCCGGAAGGTAAACAATTCATGCCAGAAGAAGCACAAACGATGGCTATCGCTGTGCAAACCGATAAACTAAATTCAATGTTGGGACTTGGTGATGATAGTAATTGAAGCTAGGAACGTCAACGACGCGTTTTATCAATCATTGCAGATGGCCGAAATAAACACCATCAGACGTAAATCCAGAAATGGTGATGTGCTCCAGTTTAAAGCTCCAGTTACGATTGAATATAAATATCCGGTTGAACGGGTGTTGTTTGACCAAAAACGAGATGCCAACCCATTTTTTCATTTTGCAGAATCTTTATGGATGTTGGCCGGTCGAAATGATGTTGAACTCCCTGCGTTCTTTGTCAAAACCATGGGACAGTTTTCGGATGATGGTGTCATATTTAATGGGGCTTATGGGTATCGTTGGCGTCACCATTTTCAGTATGACCAATTAAGAACCATTATTGCTGCTCTCCGAGATAATCCGGATTGCCGTCGCCAGGTCTTATCTATGTGGGATCCATACCGAGATTTGGGATTGGTGTCTAAAGACTTACCGTGTAATCTCAGCATAACATTCCAACAAATAGCTGGATATCTTAACATGGTGGTATTTAACAGGAGCAATGACCTAATTTGGGGTGCACTCGGGGCTAATGTGGTTCATTTCTCCATGCTTCATGAATTTGTTGCACGTGCTACGGGATTGCAAATTGGAACTTATCATCAGGTGAGCTCCAACATGCATATCTACTTGGAGCATCATGCCAAGCTTCTTCCATCTAACTACATTGATATGCAGCCAAATGATAGATATGTTGGAGGCAATTTCGTCCTTGGATTCCCAATGATGTATAATGACAATTATGAACGTTGGCTACAGGAATGTGAACTATTCCTCACTGAAGGCATAGTGATGGGAATGAAGGATCCGTTCTGGCGCAAAGTGGCGCAACCTATATTTGAGTCATATCGCATTTGGAGAAACGGCAACACTTTATCCAGGTATGATGAAATTGCACCGATCATACAGCAATGCTCAGCTAGTGACTGGAAAGTGGCTTGCATAGATTGGTTGAATCGTCGCATGGACAGAGAAAGGGCTAGAAATGCAGGGGACTAATTCATTGATCGTTCAAGCCCTCCTCTCTGGGCAGGTGGAGCGTTGCCATACAATTCAGAATATAGGCTCTTATAAAACTTCAGAGCATCAATGGGGTGTGGCAATGATATTGTTCTATTTGTTTCCAGAACATTATCGTAGATTGGTAACATTTGCTCTTACTCATGATATTCCAGAATATTGGGTTGGTGATATTCCTGCAACAATTAAGTGGTATGAACAAGAAGTTGCGAAGGCATATGACAATATTGAAAATGCCATATTTAGTCATATGCGGATTATATCTCCCCAGGTGGGGTTGTCAGAAGATGAAAAGGTAATTCTTCGTTCCTGTGACATTTTGGAATTGTATTGCTGGTGTCGTCGCCAAGAGGCATTGGGAAATGCAAATGCGTCTTCGTTCATTACCGAAATAAAAGTTGCTGTGGGAGATGGATCTTACCACGAAGCTATTAAAACCTTTATCAATGAAACTGATTGTATGGATTTTGTCATAAATAAGGATAGAAAGATAAGGGAAATTCTTGATGGACATAAATGATAAACAAGTTGGCGGCAAGCATTATAAGTGCAATTACCAACATTGGGATTTGGTGTGCGACCTGGGACTCAATTACCTTGAGGGATGTATTACCAAATATGTAGCGCGGTGGCGGAAGAAGAATGGCATTGAGGATTTACACAAGGCTGTTCACTATCTTGAGAAGCTCATTAGCATTGAGGAGGGTGTTGATAGATGGAGTATTCAAGAGAACATTACATGGCGATGGGCCACGAATGGCAATGTGCTTTGGGGTAAGCATGACCACTTTATCAATGATCAACGGTTTATTGATAAAGTTGAATTGTTTTGCGAGGAGAATCAATTAAACGAGGCTGAGTCACACGTTACAAGGTTGATTGTCTTACGAAATGATGTCGGTAATTTGAAGAAAGCTATGGAGTTTATCAAGGATGGAATTAATGCTATGGAAGCTGAAGTTGACGATTCCGGTCAAAAATCACCATTCGGATATACAGAGGATCAAGAATGAAGAAATTTAGAAAACCCAAAAACCCTTTCAAAAGGGGCAAAAAGCAACAAACCCAGGCTTCTGCTGACCAGGCCCAAATGATAACAGACATTAACAATATCATTGAAGGCAAACCATTGCCGGATTGTTTGTTAGTTCTTGCAAATATTATGGGTTCATTGCTTGGTCAGCTGGTTACAAAAGTTGGTGCAGGTAATCCAATTAAACCGTTTTCCGGTTACACTAATGTAATCTGGGAAAATATGCAAAAGACCATATTGAGAATTAATGGAACAGAAAAGGAGAAGCCAGTTGCAGACGATAATGTTTCCACCGGAAAGCCATTGGACACCACCTCAACTGAGCAAGCTCCCAACTTGGAAGGGTCACAAAAGAATAGCGATTGATGTTGAGACCTATGACCCAGAACTCAAGAAACTTGGTATTGGTGTCCGACGCGGTGGTTACATGGTCGGTATATCGTTTGCCATTGAAGATGTAGGAGCATGGTATGTCCCTTTCAGACATAAGGCGGGTGGTAATCTTGACGAGGCTCAAGCACTTGATTATTTTAGAACGAACGCTGCATTGTTTAATGGGGATATTGTTGGTGCCAATCTTTCATATGATCTTGATTACTTGTGGAGTGAAAGCATCATTTTTGGTTCATCTACCAAGTTTCGTGACATTCAAGTTGCTGATCCTCTTATATATGAGTTACATAACAGTTACTCTTTGCAAAATATCGCGCAGAGACATGGCCTTCCAGGTAAGGATGAGAATTTACTAAAAGAAGCAGCCCACGCCTTCAAAGTTGACCCTAAAGGTGGGCTGTGGGAACTACATTCCAAATATGTTGGTGCATATGCGGAATCTGACGTCGATCAACCGCTCCAAATCCTTAGGAGACAGGAGAGACTGATAGACGAAATTGGTCTTTGGGATATATGGAATCTTGAAACAGATGTATTGCCCGTTCTGGTTAGGATGAGGCAACGTGGAGTCAGGATTGACATAGACAAGCTTACCGAAATTGAAGATTGGGCTCTAGGTGAAGAGGCTATCTCTCTTCGTAAGGTAAAAGATGCCACAGGTTATGATATTGGCATTGGCAATGTTTGGAAAGCAACAGCCCTTGCCCAACCCTTAAAGCACCTGGGCTTGGATATACCCCTAACACCTAAAACTGGTGCACCTTCTATTGACAGTGATTTTCTAAAATCAATAGACCACGCTGTTGGTAAGGAATTGCTCCATGCTCGTAAAGTCAACAAGATTCGCACCACCTTTGGCAAGTCCATAAGAAATTATATGGTTGGCGATCGCATCCATTGCACTTTCAACCAGATAGCACGTCAGACAGAATCCGGTGATCAACGTGGGGCCAGGTTTGGTCGTTTGTCCGCTACTGACCCAAATATGCAGCAGCAACCTAATCCTGAGAAGGATCCCGTCACAGCTGGAGAATGGAGAAAGATTTATATACCAGAAGAAGGCGCAATGTGGGGTTGCCTTGACTACTCACAGCAGGAACCTCGCTGGGCAACTCACTATGCTGCTAAGGCAAATTTGGCTAAAGCTGGAGCAGCCGCAACTGCATATCATGAGGATCCTAATCTCGATAACCATTCTTTTATGGCAGAGATTACTGGATTGCCCAGGGCACATGCAAAGTTAGTCTATCTTGGGGTGCTGTATGGTGAAGGTGGTGCCAAGCTTTGTAGGGATTTAGGATTAGAGACTCGTTGGACACATGGCTATAAGAAGATGCGGGAATGGAAACAGGATTATTTTCCAACACGAGATGAAGCGTTTTCATCTCGAGATACAATGGGTGACGGTCGTGTATGGGAAGTGGCTGGTGTGGAAGGTCAGGAGATTCTTGATAAATTTGATCAACGCGCACCGTTCCTTCGCCGATTGGCGCAAATAGCTTCAGGCAGGGCAAAAAGCCGTGGGTGGGTGAAGACTTATGGTGGTAGAAAGTTACACTTTCCTCGGAAGAAAGACGGATCCTTTGATTGGTCACATAAAGCATTGAACAGGATTATCCAAGGTAGCTCGGCTGATCAGATGAAACGGGCATTGGTAATTATGCATGAAGAGATGCCAGATGTATTTATATCCTTGCAAGTTCATGATGAAGTTGATGGCTCCTTTGAATCAATTGAACAGGCAAAAAGAGTTGCTGAAATAATGTCAGAATCCTATGAGGCATTAGTTCCATTTAAAGTCGACGTTGAAGTCGGCAAAAGTTGGGGTGAAATAGCAAAGGTATGATATGAAAAATTTGAATGTAGTTAGCCGAGAAATGGCTGAGAAAATTGCAAATGCAGGATGGCGTTGGAGATGTGAATACGTATATGCAAAGCATAAAGCCAAAGATAAATGGAAGTTGCTCAAACCAACCGATAAACGTCACTCGCAAATGCAGAGAGAAGGTTGGTATATTTTGGACGCACCTGGGTTTGATGAACTAATGATCCATTGCGCCGAAAAGAATTTCCATTTCGTCTTCTCTGAAGAAAATCAAACCTATTCATGCCATCACCATTGGGGTGGAGTCATGTTCATTAGTTCTTCTACCCAAGCCGAGACCCCCATCGATGCTCTGGGCTCCTTATTTTGTCGGAAAGCAGGTTCATGATGTCAGAACGCAACATGCGACAAAGTTTAGTGAAGCAGATGAAGAAGGTGCATGCAATTAGTGTGGAGAATCCTGCATTTCCCGGAACGCCTGATATTAATACTTCAGTTGGCTGGTTGGAGTTGAAGGAGCTTGATGAATGGCCCAGGCGAGAAGGGACTATTGTGAGGATTGAACATTTCACTCAACAACAACGAGTGTGGTTGTTGAAGAGATGGAAGGTGAGCAATAGCTCCTGGTTATTGCTGAAGGTAAAAAATGAGTGGTTGTTGTTTTCCGGTGATGTAGCTTACAAGGATACCGTAATTGGTGCCTTATGCAGAAACAACCTGTATAGAGCAGCCCATAAGTATTGGTCTCATGGAATTGATGTGAACGAACTATTGAGAATAATGTTTTATTTTAAATTAGAAGGAATGAAAGAACTGGAAATGAACCTAGACCGGAGTAGTCATGAATGACATTAAGATGATTATAAATAATTCCGAGAAATTATTCTTGGAGCGAAGGAGAGATGGCCTAAGTCAAGCAGAAGTAGCTGACAAGTTAGGTGTTTCCCAAACTACTTATGCCAAACGAGAAAAGTTTCCCTTTCGCACTTCTGATACTGAAAATGAATATATGAAGGTAAAGGTGAATGAAGCTTGCGTGGTATTAAGACGTCGAGAATCTATGAAACAAATTGATATAGCAAAAAGGTTGGGTGTGTGTCGTTACACAGTGAATAAAATGGAAAAGGGCCAAGTTGACTGCGCAAGGCTTGCACAACTTTGGCAAGATTACAGTGGAGTAGCATTAATTGAAGCCAAATAATCAGGAAGCCTTACAATTTCTACAGAAACATTCTATCTCTGGCCCTTGGGTGCTAACTGCAATAACACCTGACAGACAGTCCATTGATACTGCATCATTTGATCCTGGCACCAGTGATAAAATGATGAAGTGGTTGGAGCTTTATAATGGTAGTAGGAATATCTATTTTAACATCAACCCGGTAATAAAACCAACCACTAAGAAGGCGCAGCGTTCAAATGTGAAGGAAATGTCCTGGATCCATATAGATGTTGATCCCAGGGCAGGTGAAAGCCTTAAGGATGAACAAAAGCGTATTAAAGCTCTTCTTACTAAGAAACTTCCCTCAGGAATACCAGAACCAACATGGATTATATTTTCCGGTGGCGGGTATCAAGCTGCTTGGAGGCTGGAAGAACCAATCCCAATCAATGGTGAAGAAGAGAAATATGAAAATGCCAAATTATACAATCAGCAAATGGAAGTTATTTTCCGTTCCGATGCCTGTCATAATTTGGATAGAATATTTCGTCTTCCAGGCACCATTAATTTACCAGATGCCACTAAGCGAAAGAAAGGTCGCAAGGCAGCACTTGCAGAGCTTCTTTCGTTCAATGCTGATAATAAATATCCAATATCGCAATTCACAAAGGCAAACGCCGTTGAAGTTCCACATGATGGTGGTCAGGTTAGGAAGATTGATAAAACCATATCCCATAATGTGGAGTTTCTTGCGGATGTGCCATCGGATCGTGACTGGGAAAC